GTAAGTATCCACACATGATAGATTGGTTATCCAATACTATCGCTAATTCTTTTGTGTTGGTTAATGATGAGATATGGGCAACTACGCATGGATTACCATCCGGAACGTGGTTGACTTTATTGCTTAATTGTTTACTTAATAAAAATTTGACAGCTTTAGTTATTTATAGGAATAAGGGTGATGCGAGTGTAGAAGATGTATGGAAAGTTATTGATTATGTGACTGGTGATGATAAATTAATGGGTACTAATCCTGATATGGCGCCTTTTTTCAATCTCGAAAAAGTTAGAGATGTAGCAGAATCCTTAGGCATGAAATGTACTAATGGAGATAAAACAACTATTACAAGACCTACTCAAGAGTTTGATAAGTTAACATATGTGAAAAGACATTTTCGTCAACATCCTGTTTTGAAGCGTTATGTAGGGTGTCTTTCATTAGATACCATATTTAATACTTTACAATGGGTTGATTCGACAAAAAATGTTCATGAAGCGATGGTTGGTAAAATGCGATCCATGCAAGTGGAATCTTATTTACATTCACCTAATTTGTATAGACAATTAACTAAGATTTTCGAAAATAAATATCCGTTTGAAGCGTTTTTTAGTGAGAATAAAGTTATTAATATACTCAATACCCCAGAAGGATATGATGAAGTTATTAATATGCAAGGTAAGAATTTTTCTTTTTAAAATAATTAATAATACGGCAGAGTAAACTGCCTTAACAAATCCTTGTTGATCAGGATAGCAACCTATAGCTCATTTTGTAATTATACGGTTACGCAATAGAAGGATGACGATACTTCTAGCCGTGATTACTAATGTTTTCTTTTCGTTATATTACTGGTTAACAAAACAGTAATTGAAATTTTTATTTTGTTACACAACTTGAAAATATTGATAATAACTTTAAACAAGTTTCAAATAGTGATTTTAATATCACTTCCCAAAATATGACAACAACAGTGGCCTCTGTCACTACTCGTGAAATACAAGAAATTGATTCACCTTTTAACGATCTTTTTATGACAGTGGATATACCTGATGCTTATCGAGTAGATGCCAAATCTTTTATAGAGAGACCTTTTTTCGTAGATGAAGTTACTTTTCCCGATACAGCTGCAAGATATACTTTATTGACTAGTACTGTGCGTTTTCTCCCAGGAGATATAGCGCGTAGTAATAGTTCAGTTTTAAATATGTTTAAGATGGCTGCTTATGGTAGACCAGATTTGATTATTAATGTTTCTATGGCTGGTACTATTACTCACGCCGGATGTGTTTTGGTTGGGGTTTTACCACCTTTTCCAGCCTATCCAACATTAGTAAATGCTAACAATGTATCTTTAATTAATACAATTTTATCAGGACCACATGCTTTTTTACACGCAAATGAGGCTACATCAGTTGCAATACCAGTCCCCTGGTATTGTAATACTGATTTAGCTACCACAGATATGGAACAAACACAGGGATACGATACAACGTTGGATATTACTGTTACAAATGGTAATTATGCAACGTTGGTATACTTGGTTTTGAATCCTTTGTCGCCTTCTACAGGCTCTTCTAAATCCTTGCGGATTATAGTTGAAGCTTGTTTTAAAAATTTTGATTTGGCTGTTCCAACGCCGAGATTTGTCACATGGTCTGCACAAAGTGGACGTTCATGTTTCAACCCAAATTATGAAGATTTTGATAAGTTAGCTGCACAGTATGGAATAGAAGAGTGGGTTAATGCGCCTCCTGTAAAGAAGCGCCGTTTATACCATAGAGTTATGAAATACGCCCCTTTTGCTGGTGGTGCAGTCACGATTTTGACGATTTTGCTCAGAGTAGGATTTGCCTGTTTAGCAGGAGAGGATCCCTTACCAATGGATTTTATACCTAAAGTTCCCAATTGGGAACCTCAAGCAGGTATTATTAGTGGAGTTATGAATATGGCTACTGGTTTACTAGATAGCGCAGCTAACGGATTAAAAACCGTTGCTGCTGATGCTATTGACGTAGGAAGAGGACTTGTTAGGGAATATACAGGATTGCATAATCCCAATATACCCCAAGTGCAAGAAAGAGTCATAACTACAGCCACTAATTTTGTCAACAACACTGATGTTCCTCAATTTTTTGAAAAATTGGACCCATATGTGAAGTTCAATAGGATAGTAAAGGAGCCAATATTCGGTAGTAATATCGATGAAATGGCCATAACTAATATTGTTACTAAGAAACAACTTATAGGATCGTTTAAAGTGGATGTAAATGATGGTGTTGGAGTGATGAAATGGGCTCGTCCTATTTCACCATTTCAAGGAGGAACTGGAGTCGTTAATCCAGATGATTCAATCACGTGTTACAACAATCTTGAATTGCTGCATAGTTTTAGTAGGGGTTGGAGAGGACCAATGAAATTAACAATACAATCGGTAATGAACAACAAACAACAATGTAAATTGAAAGTCGTTAAAATGTATAATCCATCCGTGAAAATAACGTCGCAGTATCCAGTTTATAAATCTGTAGTTAATGCACCAACGCATTTACTTGAATTTACACAAGGTGGGCAAGAACATGAGGTATCTTTACCTTATTTATGTCGTAATGACATCACCCCTTGTGCAACTAATATGGATACTGAGGCCATGTTTCATGGTATTTATTATATATATGTAGCTCAACCTTTAGTTATATCAGATTCTTCTCCTTCTACTATTGAATTTAATATTTATTTAGCGGGGGAGCCAGATTTGACTTTCTATGGGTATACAACAGCGACTACGTATCACAGTAGTTATGGAGTTTTACCTCAACCAGGCAGTAAAGAACTAACTGTCACAAACAAAATAGGCAATGCAATACCAAGAAAACCTTTTGTATCAGTCACTCGTTTCCAACCCAATATTGCTTTTTATAAGTATGCGTTGGATATGGACACAACTATGGCTGCGATATATGTCGTTTCAACTAAAAACAAGGAAAAGGATAGGATAAAATGGACAGAAGCACAACGCAACGATTTTGAGGGATACAAAAGGACTAACATGGAATCGTATAACATCATAGTTGATAACTATAATAGTGTTAAAGAATTGTTTGGCCAAGATCGCCTGAACCACATTATTAAGAGTTGGAAGTTTGATGCATCGCATAAATGTATAGAAGCTGACGTTAGCAAATTGAAAACACATGAGATTATAAAGCTGAAGAAGATCATGTTGGTACATGAACACGATAACTTTGTTCCACAAAGTGGAACTGTTAAAGTTATGAATGAACCACAAGAACAGTCGCATACAACTCGTGTTGATGATAAACTGCCAAATTTGACTCATATGACTCGCTTGATGCCTACTTTGGACATCAGACATTTTCTGCGTCGTATGTATAAATCACAAGTTTATGAATCACTAATTGAACCGAACTCCACTAACAATGTGTTTTTACCTTTGTCATCTTTTTTAGGTGAGGATCCTTCTGTGTGGAATTATACTCCGATTGAAACGTTCAGTCGTATGTATTATGGTAAATCTCCAGGTTTTAAGTTCAGAGTTATGGTGACTAACACCAATATAACTCCTGAGACTATACCCGATATAGATTTATTGAACCTTCGTGTTTATTACGTACCTCAGAATTTGAATGCTATAGTTAGTACTAAGGTGATAGCAGCTGCTACACCAAATCCTAACACATTCACGTCGCCTTTTAACCCAACAGACGGAATTCCTTTGCCTTTTCAAATAATTGGTAAAGAATCCAACAAAGCACACGTAGTTTATGAGTTCGCAGTGCCTGACACTTCATTTTATAAATTCATGGGTGGACCAAATAAATTTTACAATTTTTCTGGTACCAGTAATCCCCCATCGTTAGCCCAAACAGATTTTGGCACGATAGCTCTGCAATTTACTAACTTGTCTAGAGTACTACCTGCCCAGTTCACCACAGAATTGTTCGTCGGCTTGACGGATGAGACTCGTTTCGGTTACCATACTTTAGCTCCTCCCTTTGTAGTTTACAAAGCAGGCGCTACCTATAATGGCACTAACTCATCTAATAGTGCCCCAGCTACAGCTACTAGGAATCCTTTTGTTTACAGAGGGGGCTTCCTGTAGTTCTAGTTTCCAATCCCAGTATTAGGGTTAATTAATACAGTTTAGTACGCTAAGATACTACACCTGCTAAGGGGGGTGTATAAATATACCCTTTGCAGGCAATGCCGCT